TTGATAGATGATGCTAAGAAAATAGCTAAAGAAGAAGGATTTGATAACTTTAGATTAATTTACTCTCATAGAAATGAAAATAATGAATCTAAAAAAGTTCAAAGAAAGCAAGAACAAGAAGTAGTATGTAAGTATTTAAATCAGAAAAGAATTTTTATAAGCCATACAGGATCACTTTTACCTTGTTGTTTCTTTAACTCAGAATTTCTACAAGACGATGCTGGTAATGAAACTGACTCAGATTACGTAAACCTAAGAAATAATTTAGGAGGTGATTTAGCAGATAGTTTACATATTAATTATGCAGATGAAATAATTGAAGGTGATCTTTTTTCTGAAGTAGTAAAATCTTGGAGTAATAAGCCTTTGACTAGATGTTGGAATACTTGTAAGAAAGCTAAGCAAGATGTCTTCCTAGGAGAATCTTTATGAAACAATGTTTTTATGCTTTGGGTGGAATGAATTACAAAAATGGAGTCATATCCGTTTGCCCCAGACAGTCAGACCAATTAGTATTTGCCAGTGAAACTATTTTACCATCTGAAATATTCAATCATGAAAATGTTAAAGAAGTAAGAAGAAAACTTCATAATGATGAATGGCCGTCAGGTTGTGATTCCTGTGAAGATATGGAACAAGATAATTTGAACTCTATGAGGAAAGATTATATACTTGTAAATGGGCGATATTGTAAAAGTCATGGGACGGATGACGATGGTAATTTGGTTTGCGAGAGTTCTAATATTCCTCCATTATTGGAGTGTTATAACGAAAACACTCATGAAACGGATTTTAAAGGATTAAGACATTTAGAATTAAGATTTAGCTCAGTATGTAATTTTGCCTGTCTGCATTGTTCAAAGGTTTTTTCGACAGGATGGACAAAAAAATTAAAGAACTATGTGCCTGATGAGGAAGATAGGTTAAATAATTTACAACAGTTGTTAGGGACTGAGCATAGACATGGTCCAGATGATAAAAATGAGATTTCATTATCAACTGAAGAAGCATTAAAAATAGTAGAGGACTTAAATGAGTATTTTCCTAATGTAGAATATGTGGATTTTTCTGGTGGTGAGTTATTGTATCAAAGGCAATTTTTTCCAACTCTTGAAAAATTAGCAGAACATCCTAATGCAAAAAATATGAACATCAGTTTTCATTCAAATTTTAATGCTCCAAAATTAGATGTGACAAGATTGACCGACCTTCTGTATCCATTTAAAACATCAACTATAATAGTTTCTATTGATGCGGGTAGAAAGATATATCCTTATTTTAGGCATGGTGGTGATTGGGAACAACTACAAAAAAATATTGAAGATTTTAAAAATTGCGCTAATGAAGATATGCATATTATCGCATCAATAACAACATCTATTTATCAAATGTTAGACCTTTATGATATTTTTGATTCAATATTTGATTTAGAAATAAGTTTTGATGCATCTATAGTACAGACCCCGAAATATATCAATCCTTCATTGATAATGCACGATTTTTCAGAGGAAGTTGAGCAAGATATAAAGAAGACATACGAACTTATTCAAAAAAAAGAAAAAAGAATAGGGTCAAGTACGAGGTGGTTCAATTATATTGTAGAATATGTTAAAAATACAAAATTGTCTTATTCTCACTTCAATAGATTTCTGGTATATAGAAAAAAGTCTGATGCTATATGGAAGCAAAATTTTAATGATTATTTTGATAACTATCAAATAGAACATAACGAATTAGTCAGGGTATCATGACAGAAAAAACAACTTGACATTTCTACCAAATCAGGTATAATTGTTTACAAGGAATTACATCCTTCCCGAGGACTACGTCTCCGCAGCAGAGTGGTCTAAAATCGTACAAAGGAATAAAACAATGCCTGAACAGAACCCTAAATACATATTGAAATGCGATGCTGGCACCTATGCCACAGACAGCATTTTACATCTCGTGTGGGAAATCTTTACCCACCGACTCGGACATTTCCTCAAAGGTGAGGGATTCCGAGATTAACCGAGTCGCCTTACGGGACTCAAATTATTAACACTGCCTATAAGGAGTGAATATGGTATCTTACCGCAACCAGTGGTCACACGACTTCCCTAAAGAATTTAATTCTGCACTCAACAATGCTGTTGGGTTCGACAATATGATCCAGAGACTTTTTGAGGTTTCTGATACGATTGCCACAGGGAAAGGTGGAACACCACCAAACTACCCACCTTACAACCTCATCAAAGAGGGTGACGAATATATAATTGAAATGGCTCTTGCTGGGTTCCATGAGGATCAGTTGGAAGTCAAATTTGAAGAAAATGTCCTTACAGTTGGGACAACTAAAGGATGGGAACAAGATCTCGATGAGGAAAAATATCTTCATCGTGGTATTGCGGCACGTACATTTACCCGCAAGTTTACCCTATCTAACGATGTAGTCGTTAAGGGAGCAGACTTCAAAAATGGTCTGCTTATTATTACTATGGAACGCATCGTGCCTGATGAGAAGAAGGCAAGAAATATTCCGATAGGGAACAAAGATTCTAAACAACTTTTACAAGAATCTAAGTAATCATGTGGGGGAGGGAGACCTCCCCTCTAAAAAGGAAATCATGCGCATCAGTCCAAATTTTACATTAAACGAATTAACAAAATCAAGCACAGCAATGAGACTTGATATTGATAATACTCCATCGATGGAACATCTTGTAGCCATGACGGCACTAGTACATAAGATAGCTCAACCTATTCGCGAAAAGTTTGGTGTGGTCACAGTTAATTCATGTTACAGAAGTCCTGACTTAAATACTGCCGTAAAAGGTTCTAAGAGATCTCAACATTGCAAAGGACAGGCAATCGACCTTGAGGTCATGAGAGTTCCTAATGACGAACTGGCAACATGGATTTTTAACAACTTGGAATTCGACCAACTCATACTTGAATATTTTGACCCAAAAGCAGGGGATCCCAATATGGGATGGGTACATTGTTCATATAACCACGAGGGAGCACAACGTAAAAATGCGATGCTCATTAATAAGAACTCGAAAGGTTATAAGCCATGGCAACCGAAATAATAATTAAGATATTGACTAAAATTGACTTGACACTTTGTAAATATCGTGGTATAATTAATAAGTGGATAGATAAATTAAAAGAGGAACAACGCATAATTGAAGATTAATGGATTTTTATACATCGGTATCAAAAGATAGAAATGACATTGTCGTACGTGGATATAAAGACGGCAAACGCATTAAAGAAAGAATCAGGGATTATCAACCTACCTTATTTGTTCCTGATTCTACAGGCAAATCCCAATGGCGCACTCACGATGGAAAATGCGTCGCTCCAATCAAAGTCGGTAACACTCGAGAACTAAACGTCTGGAAAGAAAAATACAAGGACGTCGAAAACTTTCCTATCTATGGCTACGAGAGATATGCTCAGCAATGGATAACTGAGAATTTCCCACCAGAGATTGAGTTTGACTTCCAATTATTTCGTACAGGATTTATGGATATTGAGGTGTCTTCGGAAGAAGGTTTCCCAGATCCAGAAGGTGCGAACTATCCTGTAACTGCCATTACCCTTTGGGTACAAGGCAAGTACTACATTTGGGCATCCCAACCATGGGAAAATAAAAAGAACCTGAACGCAGAGTTCTTTTTGATCCAAGATGAAAAAGCGATGCTCGATGATTTTATTCATCGCTGGGCACAACTTGATATTGATATTATCACAGGATGGAACGTTCGTTTCTTTGACTTACCTTACCTCTATAATCGTATTTGAAAAACTGTGTGGTGGTGGGTCAAATGGTAACTGGTCACCTTGGGGCAGAGCAACAGTGCGAGATGCCTTCGGTTCGATGGGTAAATCTCAAAAGTACGTAGACATACTTGGCATTGCCACACTTGATTATATTGAGTTATACAAGAAGTTTACCTACCAGAACCAGGAGTCCTATCGACTTGATCACATTGCTAACGTGGAACTGGGTACGGGTAAACTGTCCTTTGAGGAATATGGTAGTTTACATACCTTATGGAAATCCGATTTCCAAAAGTACCTTGACTACAACATACAAGACGTAGATTTGGTTATTCAGTTAGAGGAAAAGATGAAACTGATTGAGACTGCCGTGACTCTGACTATGTCAATGAAATCTATTCCAGATGCCTGTTTCACTCAGGTACAAATGTGGGACAATAAGATCTATGATGTACTTTGGAGACAAAACATTGTTGTTCCTCCACGTAAAGATTCCGAAAATAGAAACTCAGTTGAGGGTGCTTTTGTCAAGGACGTACATCCAGGAATGTATAATTGGGTTATGTCATTTGACTTGAATAGTCTATATCCTCATTTGATTATGCAATATAATATCTCGCCTGAGACATTCCTAGGAGTAGATGGAACTCCTGGCGTACAAGCATTTCTAGATAAGAAAGTCAATCGACCTGAGGGATGTACGATGACTCCAAATGGAGCAAAGTTTCGCACAGATGAACAGGGATTCCTACCTAAACTAATGCAACAGTTCTACAATGATCGTAAAGTATTTAAGAAAAAGATGCTACAACACGAGCAAGAATTGGTTCATGAAATTGATCCTGCCAAAAAATTTGAACTGCAGAAAAAGATATCGAGTCTGAACAATCTTCAGATGGCACGTAAGATTTCTCTTAACTCTGCTTATGGTGCCCTCGGCAACATCCATTTCCGTTGGTACAACCGCAACCTGGCTGAGGCAGTTACGTTGTCAGGACAGTTGTCTATTAAGACTGCTGAGCGAGCAGTAAACAAATGGATGAATTCTATATTTAAAAATGAAAAAGACTATGTTATTGCTGCTGATACAGATTCGCTTTACATTAATATGGAAGATATGGTCAAGGATAGATTTAAAGATGTCCCATTCGATCCGATGGAAACTGCTATTGTTGAATTTCTGGATAAAGTGGGCAGTGGGCCACTTCAAACTGTTATTGATGAGGCATATAAAGATCTCGCCATATACGTAAATGCTTTTGAACAAAAGATGGAGATGTCACGAGAGGGTATTTCCTCCAAAGGTATTTGGACTGCTAAAAAGCATTACATCCTCAACGTATGGAATAATGAAGGTGTCCAGTATGATAAACCCAAACTCAAAATGATGGGTATTGAGGCAGTTAAATCCTCTACGCCATCTGCTTGTCGTGCCAGTCTTAAGAAATCTTTTGATGTTATCATGAACAAGAGCGAAGATAATTTACAGACATTTGTAAGCAAATTTAGGGAAGAGTTTGATGCGTTGCCTATTGAAGATGTATGTTTTCCAAGATCCGTAAAGGGACTTTCCAAATACGGCGATCGTCAGGACATTTACAAATCAGGCACTCCTATTCATGTCCGAGGTTCTTTGCTTTACAATAAACTCCTCAATGATCATAAAGTCGAGCAGAAGTATGCAAGGATCCAAGAGGGAGAAAAGATTAAGTTTGTCTATCTCAAAATGCCAAATCCAATTCGTGAAAATGTCATAGCTATGGTCGATGGTTTGCCTCCTGAATTTGGACTCGATAAATACATTGACAGAGATTTGATGTTTGACAAAACCTATAAACTACCTCTAGATGACATTGTTGAAAAAATTGGTTGGTCTCTTGAAAAGAGGAATACCATCGAAGATTTCTTCGGATAAAAACTTGACAGGTATCCATATTCGTGGTATACTTATTACTGTACAAAATCCCAAAGATCCGAACATGGTATATAAGCACACGTGTCGTACTTGGGAAGACATGTATGCATTTTTTAATCTCTCGCCATATAACTGGCGAGTTATAGAAGTAAGGAAATTATAATGGATTATTTTGATGATCTCGTAAAGGAGACAAAAAATGAGTATGCTGGAAAGGTTGCCGAAGGTGTTGCTGCAGGTGATGTTACCGATTTTATTGATAGTGGCAGTTATGTACTTAATGCTCTCGTATCTGGTTCCGTCTTTGGTGGATTCCCGTCGAATAAAATCACTGCTATTGCTGGTGAACAAGCCACTGGAAAGACTTTCTTTGTGCTGGGTATGGTACGATCCTTTCTTGATAGCAACCCAGATGGTGGGGTTTTATACTTTGAGAGCGAATCTGCATTAAGTAAAGAAATGGTAGAAAGTCGAGGCATCGACTCTAAACGTATGTACATCATGCCCGTGACTACGATACAGGAGTTCCGATCACAGGCATTAAAAGTCATTGAGACTCACTTAAAAACTCCTGAGAAAAGTCGTCCTCCGTTAGTCATGTGCCTCGACAGTTTGGGAAATCTCTCAACTGAAAAAGAGGTTAATGATATGTCAGAGGGTAAAGATACTCGGGACATGACTCGTGCCCAACTGATACGAGGTGCGTTTCGTGTCCTGACACTTAAAGCAGGGCAAGCAAATATCCCTATCTTTATCACCAACCATACTTTTGACGTTATTGGTTCTTACTTTCCAATGAAAGATATGGGTGGAGGAGCAGGTCTAAAATATGCGGCATCCAACATTATTTTTCTAAGTAAGAAAAAGATTAAGGATGGCACAGAAGTAATCGGAAACATCGTCAAGGCGAAGAACTACAAGTCTCGTCTGACCAAAGAAAATAAGCAGGTGGAAGTTGCTATTAGATACGATGCTGGACTGGATCACCACTATGGTCTTCTTGACCTCGCCATTCGTTATGGTATATTTAAAAGTATATCTACCAGGATCGAACTTCCAGATGGCAGTAAGCAATTCGGTAAAACGATTAATGAAAATCCTGATAAATATTTCACTCAGGAAATTTTGGAACAAATAGACATAGGAGCAAAAATGGAATATCTTTATTCCTCGACAGATCCTATGCCAGAAGATGATGAGGAGAATGAAGATGGCGAATCAAGCACCACCTCTACGGACTGAATTTGATGATACGTATGAGGGTCAAAAAGGTATGGCCCAAGCAGAAATCAAATGGGCATGGTGTTTAAATCCTGTAAATAAAGATGATGAAAAGCATTGTATAGATATCCGTCACCCTAAATATGATGGAACGATTATTCGCCTAAACAATGTAGGCATAATCGGAGATGATCCGCATCCAGAGACTGGAGAAATCCATCCTCATGCAGGACGTCTTCATTTGGATTATGATATCATTGCGGTTCAGGAAGAATCGCTTGCCGACAGAAGGGCAGAATGGACGCAGGAGGATAAAGAAGAATTTCATGAAGTAGTTGAACATATAGCAATTCAAATCTTAGCGAGAGACGGCATTGATAGAGCAAACAATCCTCAGGAACCTATTAACTAACGAACCCTATATGAGGAAGACGATTCCCTTCCTCAGAAGCGAATACTTCCACGATACAATACAAAGGACTGTCTTTAATGAGATATATACCTTTGTTGATAAGTATAACAAATGTCCTACGCATGAATCGCTGAGTATTGATCTCAGTAAAAAGAATTTATCAGAGGACATTTTTAAGGGAGCAGTTGGGTTGGTCAATGAGTTACATCCCGAAGAAACTGCGACCGATATACAATGGTTATGTGATCAGACTGAACAGTTCTGTCAGGACAAAGCAGTCTACAACTCGATTATGAAGTCCATCGAGATCTTCGATGGCAAGGCAAAAGAAGATAAGGGAGCGATACCACAACTCTTATCTGATGCCCTATCAGTATCTTTCGATCCAAATGTTGGACACGATTATGTAAAAGATTCTGAACAACGATTCGATTGGTATCATACTAAAGAAAAGAAGACCGAGTTTGATCTCGAGTACTTCAACAAAATCACTGATGGTGGTTTGCCAGATAAAACACTAAACATAGTGATGGCAGGCACAGGTGTCGGTAAGTCCCTTTTTATGTGTCATTGTGCAGCAGCAAATATGTATGCTGGCAAGAATGTTCTTTACATCTCGATGGAGATGGCAGAGGAACGAATCGCAGAAAGGATTGACGCAAATCTACTCGACATTCCCATCCATCAACTACGAGAACTGCCTCGCGACGTCTTCGATAAAAAGATCGCCAGTCTCCGTAGTACAGTTAAAGGCAAGTTGATCGTCAAAGAATATCCCACTGCCTCTGCGCACGTCGGACACTTTCGACATCTTGTCAACGAACTAAAAATCAAAAGAAATATCCGACCAGATATTATCTATATTGATTATTTGAACATTTGCGCATCTTCTCGTATGAAGAACAACGCCAATAATCTTTACCAGTTGGTGAAGTCTATTGCCGAAGAACTACGAGGATTCGCAGTAGAGATTGAGGTTCCCATCGTCTCGGCGACACAGTTGAATCGTTCAGGATTCATGTCGTCTGATATTGACCTTGGAGATACTTCAGAGAGTTTTGGGTTGCCCGCAACGGCAGACTTTTTCGTCGGTATCCAAACATCGGATGAACTCGAGGAAAAAGGTTTGCTCCTTGTTAAACAACTCAAAAATCGATACAATGATCCGTCTACATATAAAAGATTTGTCATTGGTGTCGATCGTTCAAAAATGCGTCTGTTTGACGTTAGCGATCAGTCTATCATTAATAAGCCAGGGGAAAAGGCGAAAAAGGACAAGGAAGAAGATGATACTCCTGTCTTTGATAGAGGGACTGATAATAGAATGACAAACAAACGTGAATTCGGTAACTGGAACTACTAAAATGGCTTATGTTCGAAGAAAAAAGAATGCATCGTATCTTTGGTACGATCGATGCTGCTCATACATGCTGGGATCATTTCGTAAATCATCATGCCACATCATGGCAAGAGGTTGAGTTAAATCTAACTCGAGACCTCACAGAAGTCCTTGCAGTCAATACTAAATTCAATGTTAAGATCGCTTCACGTCTCCAAGCAAACGAGTGTTATCTTGATGGGTCTACCTATGTTCCTGATAAACACAGAAAAACACCCAAAATAGATATTGCGTTTTACTGTTCTCAGCCAGTCTACCGACGCGAAGTACCAATCACTCTCCCAGTTCTCTCAGAACTATCCCACGAGTTTACTAAAGTTATTCTCCACGAATATACCCACGCAGACCAAACAGATGTCAATACAGCAGGTGATCCCCTGTATGATTTTGTTGATCCCCTAGAGGTTGATGCCTATTCAACCGAACTCGCCTATGATTATGTAAGAAAAGGTACCTTACATGAGTCAGATGTCTTTGAA